TTCTTCAGTCATACTATGCAACAAAGACAGCTGCGATCCTTCCTCCGTCTCGCCCAGTTTTTGGGCAGCATTCCCCATAGCACCATTCCAAAAGTCTATTGCTGCCTTTCTGCCCTGAGGGATCATGAACTCCTCGAAGTCGACCAGGGCCTGCTCTCGGATTTGGTTAGTGATCACCGAAAGGCTAGCTAACAAAGTTTCGTTTGACTCTTCTGACATTAACCAGGTCTCAATCTTTTTTTGAGTTCTTAGCGGAATCCAGTAAGTATAGATCAGTAAGTAAAGTCCAAAGCTCAAAACCCAAACAAGAGCGAATATTTCGTCGGTCATGCAAGTCCTTTCGGGTCAAACCCAAACTCCCTTAATCGCCTTTCCCACCAGGTTTTGTCTGCTTTTTCTGTTACTGGTTCGAAAACTTCTTCAATTTCTGTTTTTGCCATATCTACTTGATCCTGAATAAATTGCTTAAGATTACCAGGAAGATCCCCTAGTGCCTGGGCTAGTTGATTTATCATATCTAAAGCTTCGTCAGTTTTGTCATACATTGCAGCCAGGACAATTCCTTTAGGCAATCCCAGATCAATAGTAGGTACAATTTCAGCAACTGCAATTAAATTATTCATTGCACTGATCCTTTTGTCAATTTTGGAAAGTGCAATCCAGGTGACCCCCTGGATAAACGGAGTAAACGCTCTGACTATTTCTGGTGTAATAACATCCCAGGGGATCTTATCGAAAAAGTCATCTTTTGCTTTAGCCAACTTGCCTAATTCCTTCCAGGACAGCTACTGCAGCCAGGAGAAAACGCATAAGCAATTGTTCCAGGTTATAGTCCTCGTACAATATTCCCCGTTAATGTGGCTGTCATAAATCTTGTGGATTCGTTTTCATTAGAATAAAGTCTGACAACCACTTCAGTATATGCAGGAATAATTATAGGCTGTCGGACTGACGTTAAAGCGTCAGAGCCAGTAAGCCCACCTGCTAAATGAGATATAATAGATCCATTTAATTCAACTTCCGCAAATGTAACCGCAGAAGCAGAACCAACCGCAGCATTTTGAATCGCCATATTAATTTGAAGTATTCCCTCAAAATTATAGTTTCCTGTTGTAAACTTCATAGCTTCCACAGATGAGGTGTTAGCCGCATGATTACCTGTAAAACAATAAGCCAGGTCACCAGCTAATTCTAGTGCTTGCGCTGGCCCAGTGAAACTTCCGCCTACTGGATTACCTGCACCGCCGATTAGAGCCATGAGGATCCTAAGCTGAGTACGTTATTGATACTGCTACGTCTACTGTTTCTGCCGTTGTGCAACTTACCGAGAAGTCTATCTGGTTACCAGCTATGATATCAAAGATACCTGCAGAGTTCTCAACAACAACGGGCATTCCGCTGTTACCGTCAAGTGGTCCTGCTGCCTGGTTACTCCAGGAAGGTCCTGCGAATATCTGCTGTACTGATACACCATCTCCTGCAAACTTGAAAACACTGCAGCCATCAGTGGCGCTAGAGTGATCAGGTGAGCATGACATGCTGATCCTTACAACTTTACTCATTCCTTCTGGGTTAGTCGTGCTTTGCGAACTTCCGAGTAACTGACTGATACTGGTAAATGTTCCAGCTGTCAATGCAGATCCTGCGAGAGTGTAGGTTCTTGTTTGTAGTCCTGCCATTTTTTCTCCTTATATTTTGAAGTATAGTTTTGTTCCGCCGAGCTTGACGCTTGGGAACCATTTTCTTGCAAGTCCACCTGCAGTAGCCAATACTATTGCTGAGGATAGGACTGCTTTTCCTGAAGGTGAGGTTGCTAAATTAACTGCATTATCAGTCAATGCTCGGAACCCAGCGGATAGATCACCACCCACTACATCATCGATTACTCCTTTACCGAATGATTTGGATGTTCCCTGGTTCAGGTATTGTGCTACGCTCAATCCTGCAGCCATTCCAGTAATGGATGGGTGCGGCATTGCGGGTTTTCTTCGTGCCATATTTTTTCTCCTTGATCTTGTGCCAGTATAGGCCCTTCGAGCGGTCTTACGACGCTGACCTTTTCGGGTAGATGACCTCTTGCGAGACGCATCGTAGGATTTCTTAGATATGAGCTTACCATCTCTAAAATACATCCTACGTCCATTTGCACCCTTCCTGGTATAAAGCCCCACTGGCATAAAGATTAATGCAAGTTCTATTATATAATCTTTTAGGCTTACAGGGAATTATTAAATAGCAAACCTGTCTAATTAGAATAGATATGAGCTCAGCCAAAGACATGAAGTATAGCCTGGGCACGCCTTCGTTGATGCGTGGCCTTGAGAAAGGACAGGAGTGTGAAGTAAAATTCCTCACTGATCCTAAGCCTGTGGAAACAGAGCATGGTAGTAAGTTTGACATTCAGGTACTCCTACTATCCCACCCTCATCCTGACTACTCTTCTCTTGAGAAGAAAGGAAAGAGACTTACCTGGAGAACCAACTGTCACGTTGTAAGAGTTACCATTCAGGATCTCTTTGAACACGCAGTAGAGGACTTCATGAAAGACTGGTATGAACTTACCTGGACAATCTCCTGCAGAGAGGACGGAAACATATGGGTGGAGGCATAATGGAAATTACCTTAGATACAGAGACTTCAGCTCTTCTAACCAAAGTAATTGAAAAGCGTTGCCAGGAATATGGACACAGCTATGAACTAATTCCTGACTGGTTGTTAAAGAAACACCCAGAAGATAAAGGCAAATCATTCTGTACTTGCTGCGGTAGGGAACAATGAAATACGATCCTGTAAGTAATCCAGGTGATGCTATTGAATCTTACTATGCAATATTAGATTGGGTTCAGCATAATTTATATCTATACTATGGTAAAGCAGGAGAGAGTTATGATACACCACTAGTTCAGGCAAATCCTGAATTATATCAGCATTTCGTTGTAGTATTCCAAACATTAAAAAAATTGGGTAGGAATAATGGAGATGCAGAATGAAACGTAGATGTAATATTTGTTTAGTCAATAAGCAGCATAACGTTAGCAAGCGCCATAATCCTGATGTTACAATCTGTCACGAATGTGAGATGATCATTAAACGAATTAGTAATGATGACGACGTTAAAATATAGCTTTACAACCAAATCCGTTTAAAGAAACAAGAAGGACTAGAGGATGAGGTGGGGTAGGATAGGGTATAAAAGGCGAGTTTGGGCCGTCACAGGGCGTTGCAGGGCCGTATTTTGGCGTTTCTGAGGCTAGTCAAACCCGAACTTGCCGTGTACCAGTTTCGTAACTTTCGGTTTGTCCTGGTTATCTGCAGCTTTTTGAATAACTGGGATCAACTTGGACGCTGCAGCTTGAACATACCAGGGTTGATCCTTTAATTCTTCAGTCATACTATGCAACAAAGACAGCTGCGATCCTTCCTC